GTTGCATCCATCTAGGTAAGTTTTCATACATCAACTGATATCTTGCAAGAATACCGCGAGCTGTTGCGGCTTTATTTGCTAAGATAGCTACGTTCTTATGAGATTGGAAAACCGTATACCATAAGATATAGGCAACTGAAGTAGTAGTCTTACCTTGTTGCCGACCTTCCATAACGATCACTTTACGATTCTCATTAATAACTTTTATCTTATTCTTCTGACAATCGTATAGATCAAACTTAATCAGGCCATGATCAAGAGTTTCAATATAACAATAATTTAATATAAAGTACTCTGGATCTTCAGAGGCTTTTATGTATTCTTCAATTTGTTCTTTTGTAAAATTAAATTTTACATTAGATTTCTTTAGAAGTGGGTTACCAAGATATGCTTCACTCATTTATTCTTTATTAACTTCAATAGTTCAGAGGTTGAGATGTATAAGTTATTATTTATGGTCTTATTACCATCAACATCTTTACCTTTTTCAATACGATTCTTTTTCTCAGCAAGCTCTAATAGATCTTTGCTTGAATCGGATAATGATTTAATAAGTGTTGAGACTACTTCGTAACTTCGTGGGTGCTGAGATAAGTCTGCAACATCAAGCATCTTATCTAAAGCAATAGAACCTTTTTCAAGAATAGAACGAATGTTCTTTCGAGCAAAATCATAATCATCATCAGAGCTTGGGATGTATTCCACTTGCTCATCAAATGCAGCAATGTCTAATGAGTCAGCAATAATTTTATCGGAGTTCATTGGATTATATCTTCATAACTGTCAAACTCAGTAATAAACCCATAGTTCTCACTTGCATCAATTTGCGATATATCAACTGACAGTGAAGCATTTGATGTTGGAGAACCATTGGCGAGTAAACCGGGTCTTACAGTTATTCTTGATGCAATATCAGTTACACCTACAGAATCATCTATGTTCTCAGTTTTTGCAACATAGATATTTGTATTGACTGTCTTGATGATCGAACCTTTCTTAACAGGTCCAAATAAGTATGCTTTCATTGCAAAATCAAGAGTCCAAACTATAGCCCGGCGATTCATGAAATCACCTTCATATGTATCTTGAGAACCAATCGTTTTTAATACAATTGGAATATCTACATTTAAACCTAACTGTGGTATTAAATTAGCAGTGATAGTCCATTCAGGTGTAAAATAAGGTAATATCTGTTCTACGATACGTGTGCCATCATCAACATTCTTTACCATTATGTATAAAGTAAATCCAATATCATATGGAACTGATTGATATTGATATGCTAATGATGCTGTGTTTGCACTATTGACTTTAACGCTTCTATTAAGAGTATTCAATTTTCTATCTGATGCATAGCTTATAGACGTAATTTCAAATGCCATTCTTGGAAGAACCATTGCTGGACGATTGAATGCTGGATCACCTTCAAGCCGTGCAAGAAACTTTTCTTTAGGTCCATATGATAATGGAACTTTCATTGATTGGACAGTTTCATTATTGCTGTTTATGCGATTAATATAAATTTCATTAAACAGCGTGCCAAACATCACAACATATTTTCTGAGGGAACCATGATAGAACTGACTAAACATTAATAACTACCTTCAGAAAATGGGTTTGCATCAGTAAAGTTTATAACGTCATCTGCTTCAGTTTGAATATCTTGATTATCTTCAAAGCTTGCACCCACTTGTGTGGTGAAATTATATTGCTCTTGAACTAAATCATAGCCATCTTCATCTGTAATGGCATATGAATCTTCAGTAAGCATAGCATATTGAGACATATCAAAAGAATACTTCTTCTGAAGTAAATCTATATCGGCAATTCCAGTATTCATTATTTCATTTGAGTATTCCCATAATTCACATTCTAGATCATATGTTTGTAAAGCACCAAGTTGATAAAAAACAGCTTCATGTTCTACAAATTTAACTACAAATACTTTCTTATTAAGAGGAAAATAAATTAAATCTCCTTCTTGTGGACGATCGAATCCTCTTACATTGCCAATTTCATCAAAAAATACTCGCTTTGCAATAGTAAAAGTCATCTGATCACGAACTTGCAAATTGAACTTGGACAAGAAATCACCTTCGCCCTTAAACCCCATAACGTTCTTAATATACATTTCAACCATGAACTGTTCATTGTATTCAGAGATTGAATCTTCACCATAGATATTATCTTTATTAACTAAAGATCTTGGAAGATAAAAGCAATCATGCCCATAGATTCGAATTGACTCTATGACAAGATCTTCAATTAATGTTTGTTCTTGACTAGAACTGAAATTGTTAAAGAAGACGCTTGTTGCCACGTTAGCCCACCATATCAAGTACGGGTAAACTGTAAGAATTGATCATTTCATGTTCAAGCGTATCAATTTCTTGAATTGCTTCATTATAAAGAGTCTGTCCGTTAAACTGAACTCCACCTGGAAGAGTCATCCCAGTGAACTTACTTAGGTTAGCTCCCCATTGACGCTTAATCAAAGCTGTGGCATATCTCATTAACCATTGATCTTTCCAAACATCTTGATAATCATCAGGATCTACAATCTGATAAGCTTCAACTAAAAGATATTCACCATCAGTTAAAGTGTTCCAATCCATGTCAACATATAACTTATTCATATGTCTGTTGTATCGAATCGGTTGCTTACCTACAAGCATCTCAGCAATCAATGAAAGATTCTCCATCACCATAAAGTATGGAAGCATTGATACTGAAGTTAGTGTGTATAAGTCATTTAAAGCAATCTGATAACGAATATTGAAAAGGTCATCAGAACGAATAGATGGATCAGCTATTGAAAATATACTGACTGCACCGATAATATTTTCTGGAAGTTCAATATACTTATTGGCTCTATCGGTTGGTGTTACAGCATGCTTATAGTAAACTTTCTCAGCACCATCAAAATGATAATCCCAATAATAACGCAAAGCATCATCAATACGATCTTCTACCTGATCTTCATCTACATTAATCTCGATGACAGGCTTACCTAGTCGTCTTAAGCAATATTCTTTGAATGCAGAACGAGTTGTTGGAATAGCCATATTTTAATCTCCGAGATTTATAGAGTATTTATAATTTATAATCCAGTAAGAAATCCAAAGAATCCATTTTGACCATATGTTTTTTGATCGGTAATCACCGTCCATCCTGTATTATTTGCATTGGTGCAGTTTTGTCCTCTCCACGTAGCTCCACCAGTTACAGAAGTACTATCAATGTTGCAATGTTCAACAAAAGCAGTTCCTGTTGTTTGAGTTAGAGTAAGAGTTGCTGTAGTGTTTGCTCTAGCTAAAGTACAGGGTAAAGATGCTGTGCCCGTTAAATATAAATTCGAGAAAGTGGTATTGCACAAATAGAATGCGCTATTTCCTGCACTTGAAACTAATGAGTTAATATTAGCTGAAGTGGATTTTAAATATATTATTCCTCCTGCAGCAGCAGTCGTAATATTATAAAGGTTTGCAACACTAGTAACATTTGCAGTATTAGTAGTACTTATAGAGCAAGTTTGAGCAAAACAAGACGTTGAATTAATTGTGATCATATCTTGACCATTGACAGTAGATGCATTATTAGAAGTCCAAGTCCCAGATCCCATATACAACGTAAACCCTGAAGCAACATTAATACGCTTAAAGGTCACATTGTAGTTGTTTGAATACAGTGTCCCTCTGTAAAAATAAAAAGGAAAACTGGTACCACCAAGAGCTGTTGATGCGTCTTGACCACAAACTAAATCACTTGCTAATTGCCAACTCGCGCCCAACCCACCGTCGTCAAACCACGTTGGACAATTTATTAATCCAGAAGATATTGTTTTTGTAGTCGCAGCTACACCGGCAAATACCAAATACATAGGAGGATTTGGTCCGCCTGCTTTTATTGTATTTCCAGAATTCATTGTTAGATTACCGTATATGGTAAACTTTTTATCAGTATAACCTCCACCATTAATATCGAAATTATTTCCAGCACCTATAGCCCAATTAGATAGATCAAGATCCAATATAGACATATATGAGGTAGAAACAAGAGTATCAACTGTGATAGATGGACAAGAACTCGATACTTTGATTCCTAATTTTTGTGTATCTGTACTAAGCGTGGTAAGTCCGGTGCAATAAACAGTTGGATTGCCAGTAATGGTTAAATTAGTATCATTTCTGTGTGTAAAGGAAGTGCCTGTTACAACCAAATAATCGCCTGTACCCAAGTACAATGATCTAACGTTTGCATTACTTGTATCAAATGTCGTAACAGTTAAAGTGTAGTTATTTAAATCTAACGTGCCTGCTGTCAATGTAAATGTGCCATTTGTAGTCAGCGTCATAGCAGCTTGTAATTGAAATGTAGCTCCCGGAGAATTAACTGTAATTGGGAATGTTATAGATATACCATTTGTTACGATATATTGCGTGCCAGAAGTTGCAGCGAACGTAGTAGCATTAGTACCCGTTGTTATGGTATATCCTGTATTAAGTGTTAAAATTCCGTATATCGTACGAGCAGCATTAGTCAGAGTTCCTGTAAACCCGTTCATAATCAAATTATCATATACTCCAGTAAGAGAAAGAGAACCTGCTCCTGCGGTAACACTCAAGTTTAGTGCGTTACTTTCAGTTCCTCCAGTAGTACCCATAATAATAGTGCGTGTACCCGTTACCATTGCTCCATTTACCGTAATAGTAGGAGTTCCTGTATAGGTAAATCCAGTCATAGTAGTCATATCGATAACAGCAGCCGAAGCTGTAGCAGTTACAACGATACTGCCTGTAGTACCGAAAGTTATAGCTCTTGTGTTTGAGTTATTGCTACTAAAGATTTGACAAGTAAGCGTAAAGTTGTTTAATGCGAGTGTGCCATTAGTTAACGTAGCAGTTCTAGCTGACCCTAAAGTTAATGCATCTTGTAAAGTCCAAGTACCTCCCACGCCATCAAAAGTAACAGGAAAGTCAAATGTCTTACCAAGAGTAGTGATAGTTTGGCTACCAGTAGAGGCAAACGTGACGGTATTTGTACCAGCGGTCAAAGTCATACCAGAAGTTAATGTTAATGTTCCTACAATAAACAATGCGGTATTCGCTAGTGTAACGGTCGATCCAGTAAAATTCAAATTTCTTACAAACCCAGTTACAGATATAGTATCAGAACCTGCTGTAACGTTTACTGATAAAGCATTAACTGCAGACCCACCACTAGCGACGTTACCCATCGTTACTGTTCTTGTTACAGCACTAGCATTACCGCTTAGCGTAATATTCGAAGTACCAGTAAAGGTAAAATTGGTCATCGTTCCCATTGATACTACAGTAGCAGTGGAAGTTGATGTGACAGTTATTTTACCCGTGGTACCAAACGCAATAGATCTAGTATTTGAGTTAATACTAGAAAAAATGTTACAAGTGAGCGTAAAGTTATTTAATGCGAGTGTGCCGTTAGTAAGAGTTGCTGTACGAGTAGAACCTAGTGTTAATGCATCTTGCAATGTAAACGTTCCACCAACACCATCAAATGTTACTGGAAAATCGAATGTCTTACTAAGAGTAGTAATAGATTGGCTGCCAGTAGAGGCGAACGTAACGATATTCGCCCCAGCAGTTAA